AACCTGTAAATTATTTTTATCATATATATTTATTATCAATTTTCATACCTCCTTAATATTTTAATTTTTGTTTCCAACTCTGTGCAAATTGGAAAATTTATTCACATTTGGAAACGGTTGGGTAAAATTTTCATTTGGATTAATAATCCAATGGGGAGAATCGTTAATCCAAAATGGTGACGCAATTGTGAATCTACCTACGAGTTTTAAAAACAGAAATTATCAAATTATTACATCGGATACAGGTGGTGGTGCTCACAGAACTGGAGCTGCTCCATTGGATGAGACAAAATTTAAAGCTTATGGTCGTGACAGTTCTGGCGAACTCAAGACAACAGGAGTTCGTTGGCAGGCAATTGGGTATTAGTACTACATTTAAATATACGTGACATTTAAAATAGCTGTCCTCGGATTGTTTTTTGGGACAATATGCCCGACATGAGCTATGTCTGTATCATAGTTATATGTACAGTATTCACAATACCCAGAACTTTGCGCGACACTTACAGAAACTATAGTAGAGTTTGTTGGAATTCCGATTTTATTTTTAAGATTCCTAATTCCAACTTCTGAAATAACCAATGCTCCATTCTCTATAACCATGTAGTCTAAAGTTGTTGCAACGTAATTTTTAATTTTGCATAAATTTTCCAATTTCTTTGCATTTTGGTAATCCGAAATTGGAATAAATTTTGACCCCTCAAAATAAGTTAAATTATTCTCAGCAGTTGGAACAACCATCTGCTTATTCGCTCTATCATAGTATGCAACTCCAACTTTTTTAGTTCCTGCTTCCTGCAATAACCCACCGTATCCATCTGTACCCATCCAGTTCATTTTTTCTTCGTGTTTTATGTAATCCTGCAGAGTTGACAATGTAACCAAAGTGGATGGATTAATCTGCATTGTTGCCCCGTTAGAATTATTTATTTCAGTAATCAAGTCAATCTCAACTGTGGCCAAGTTAATTCCGTTTGTCGCGGGCATTGTGTCAGCCTCTGCCGCCCTTGTCACACTGTACAGTATTTCATTCCCCGAGTCTATTTTCCCATACAGTCCTATAGTTTCAATTTTATACGCACTGTTAACGGATGCATTTGTAAATATCGCATTCAGTCTTACTTTCGTACCTTCCTGGCTTACTCTTGACAGATTGACCGTCTGCTTTATTTCATCAATGTTTATGAGCTTTGATATGTCAGTAGTATCATTGTACACCCTGCTGGATGTAACCATTCGAGTAAATGTAATCTGCTTATTGTTTCCGAGTGCATTCGCAATCAAAGCTCTCCCGTTATCTGTTATCGTAGTGTCTTTAAAAATTGCCATTTTTTTTAACCTCCTATCACATATTTTTTACCATGCATAAATCCTGATGTTGCAAATATCTTAAATACCGCATCAGGTAGTTTTGCACTTATTTCGTATTTCATATAATTTATTATTCCGTTTGTTATATATATCCTGTTCTCCGTTTTCGGTGTAAGTATATTAATACTGTTAAATCCTAAGTTCGCTGGTAATATTGTCTTTAGCATGTTGTTCAGCTCATCATATTTTTTTGCATCGTCAAATTTCGTAGTAATTCCAAGCTCATACATGTTAAAATTGGGCCTCAGTTCATAATTTCCTGTTCCACACAGCTGATCCATTCTATTCACTAAAACTCTCCATGTATAAGGGATTTGGTCGTTCCAATAAGTTAAAACTCTAAAAATCCTGATTTCCAGCGTATCATTTTCATACCTGTGTAATCCCAACATCTCTTCAAACTTGATTATTCCATCCTCGTCACAATATTGAATAAACTGGTTATTAAATACTTTCCTAAGCAGTTCCCACAATAACCTCAGTTCAGGTTCTTCGCTTTCCATTATTCGTCTAATCTCCCTATACTCCTGCATAAACTGAGGGAGGTATGACAGCAGGTTGACGTTAATATTTTCTAAAATCGTCATACTGTAATACCTCCCCACACAGGAATCTGATACTCAGTTAATTGTAGATTGTTAGGACTTCCGTTAATTGTTGTATTCTGTATGTCCATAATTCCGTTTATGTCGAGTATTTTTGCCTCTATACGTGACACCCTTACAACCAAATTATTACTTACTTTTTCATTTTTCAGAGCCCATGTTTTTCTCAGATCTAGCAAGTAATTCTTTACCACTTCCTCAACTTTTAATTTTACAAGTGACCATGAAAAATTAGGCTCAAATGTGATGCTTGTATTAATGTTGATTGCAACGTTGCTTGTCCCCTGTACAGTAACAATATGCCCTATCGGTGCAACCCCGAGACCTCTAGCATCTTTGGTTGGATCCATAGTGTCCTGCACTTTTTTAATCAGAGTAGGGCTTGCCTGATTAAAATCACTGTCAAGTATGATTAATAAAACAGTTCCGCCCCCATTCCATACTGGAGTTACTTTAACAGCTCCTACACCCTCAATTTCATGCACTTTAAGTTTATAGTCAGATATGTTCCCTCCATATGCCTTCATGTTAAAACTGTCAAAGTACCGTTGCCGTAACTTTTCCGTCTCCTCTTCATCTTGACCAGGTATTAAAAGTTCTGTTATTTCAGCTCTACCTAAGCCGTTAATATAATCAATCGGAATTATATTTCCTGTTTTTCTTCCTCCATCTCTTCCGGGAGTTTCACATTCAATCTGATATTCGTATAATCCAGTTCCTGTGTTATGCTGTATGAATTTCGTAACTGTGTAGTTTAAATCATCTAAACTATACCTACTACCCAGGGGCACTTCTATATCAAAAATACCTTTTAAAATAGCCTTGCTTGCCCTGTAAGGTATTATCCCTCTTTCGCTTGCTCTTCTTATTAGGTTAGATCTGCTGGCCGTATCCCCAAAAGTTTCCTTTATGAAATCCTGTAGAACAAAATATAGGCTTTCCAGTTCCATTGCCGCAGGAGCTAATGCATCCCATATGACTGAACCTTCACGCTTATCAAGATTATTTGGAACTCTTGCAAGCATCCGTTCCATTAACTGCTCATACGTCATTACCTCAAACATACATCTACCTCCTTTCCTAGATTATTGCCACTGACAGTCCATCATTAATCTGAATTTCTCCAAATACTGTTTCTGCAATGAACTTCTTAATCAGAACTGTTCCTCTCTCGCTTTCAGTATCAAATTCAAATCCATTGACTGCTGTTATCCTGTTATCCTGTAACAGTGCCTCTGATATTCGACGCTCCAGTTCCACGATACAATATTCAACAGGCATTCCAAACAGGTCTTCCAACTCAATTCCATAGTTCCAGGAATATATGATATATTTATAACGTTCCGTTCTTATAATTTTATAAATTGCCTGTTCCATAGCCTTCAGACTATCAACGAATCCGAGAATATAATTACCTTCATACAGTTCCATCCTGTGTGTTTTTGTCGGTAATTCTTTTACCGTTATGTCTGCACTTGTTTTAATTTTCGGTATCATAACCACTCACCTTCAGTCTGCGGATTATCTATCCTGTCCAATACAATAAATTTCTGACCTCCCTGCTGTCTTATCAAAAGTACACCTTCTCCGACTTTCAACCCGTTATGAATTGTTATTCTTTTACGTCCCTTGTACTCATGCTTATGTTTTTTTATGTCAGTCATTGCACCTTCAACAAGTTCAAATTCCTCTGTTTCATGACTTACAGATATGTCAACGTCATAATCCTTCACAAGATGCGTCAAAATAAGCTCATCCTCTTCCAGCACAGGGACATTTATGTTGAGCAGGATTGTCAGAGGGGATACAGTTTTGACTTTTCCTGCGTAAATCTCGCACGGCTTGTTGTATTCAATAGCGTTATTTATCATCTGTTTCAGAGCTTGTTCTAACTTCGCCACTGTGTCCTTCCTCCTCTCCTATTTTTCCTTCCAGGTCAAGATCCATAAAATACTCCTTGAACCCGAACTTGTGTGTAACTTTGTCGACCAGCATATAATTTGCCAGCTTAAATTCAGCAACATCCATATAAACAATAAAAGAAGAGCCCCCACGGATTCTGATATCCCCGAATATTCCTTTCAGTTTAAATGACTTTGTTCTCTGATTGTAATATTTCAGCATTTTCTCTGCACGTTCTTTTCTTTCTGCTTCAGTTGCTGTATTTTTATTAATTTTCTCAAAGTATTGTAACAGTCCCCATTTTGTTATATTGGCACTGTCAAATACCTGGTATTTTTCTAATTTTTTTTCCTTGTCATTCACATAGTCCAGTATTACTTGATTATATGTTTCCTTATCTATGCTGCTTTCAAAGTCAAAATCTTTTCCTGAAGTATTATCAAAAATAAGATCTTCCAGTTTCAGTTTTTCTGTTTCCTTTAAAGTTAATTTCCCATAGTCGTCAAAAATTACATATCTTTTTCCTGTGAGTCTTAGAGTCTCACTTAAAGCCCCCTGCACCATGTCAATCAGAGAAGTCCCATCTTCACGCCTTTTTTCAAAAACGTGCCCCGTATCTTCGATTTCTCCGCATGTCAGTTTAAAATCTTCAGCTATAAGCTTAACAATATCACTTGCCTTTTTACTTTTAAAAACATAATACGCCTTGCTTTTCAGATACCTCAGCTGGTCGTATGCAGTTATACTTACTATGTTAGACTTTGTCATTTTTCTGACAAAAATATAACCTAGAAACATGTTCTGTCCTCGATATTTGAGACTTACCTGATCACCTTCCTGAACCCTTTCATCGAATATCATTTTGAAAGTCAGTTTTCCAGGTGTTGCCTTTCTTTCCCAAGATACTTCGATACTATCTGTCACAAGAGGCGATATTACAGTCTCGGTACTTTGACTCGCGATAACAAGTTCTATGTCCTTTTCCATTTCATAGTTTTCCTCAGTCGGCTTTGACATGAACGATTTTATCTTGTTTCCTAATTTTTCAAACATTTCTACCACAACCTCAGTTTATCTGACAACGCATTTGTGACCGCAGAAATCCCATTCACTTCCATAACTGTTTCTAGCTGATCCAGTCCACCTGTTTCACGTCTTACTATTTGCCACAGCTTTTCTCCATATTTTGTACTGCATATTTTCTTTTCAACTTTATCTGTCCATCTCTGATTTTCTGCACTTACAGTGCCGTCAGCATTTTTTTTATACAACTTAGGACGTGGATCTATAAACTCCTTGAAAGTCGCATCAACGTATACATCCATTCCCTCTTCAGCATTTTCCTCAATTTTTATATCTTCCAAGGATACTTTCAGATTAGTGTTGAAATATGCCCGTCCTGAATTCGGATAGTTCCTTATTATTATCAGCTGAAAAGGTTTTGCCCTTTTTTTTAGATTTTTAAGTTTATCCAGGAAGTAACTTGGTTTCTGATAAAATCCAAGATATCTGGCAAAAGGGTATCGTTGGGAGGGAATCATGAACTTAAAACTTATCTCTTTTAACCCTTCCTGTTTCAGCAGATTAAATTCTGCATCATTTATAAGCTTTATTACCTCATTCATATTCTTGTGTGATACATTGACGGATGCCGGGGATACCGGCAACAAAATTTTGTCAATGTAGAAAATATACCCGTGTGTCCTCATTAATCGTCATGCACCCCCTCTGCCGCAGTATGCACATGTTCGGCTATTCTTTCTCCGAGTCTGTCCATGAAATCTTCTGCATCTACCTGCTCAGAAATATCGTTATAGTTTGTCATATCTATTTTCACCTCTGCGGTTGTAAATTTGTTTACATACTCTTTTTCAGCAATATCCCTCAGATATTTCATGTCTTCGTCCATGCCATCCATCTTGTCTGCCATTTTTTTAGTGTTATCTGCAGTTTTTTTGTTATTCGGATCTTTTCCGCCTCCACCATCTTTTTTATCTTTTCCAGTTCCGTCATTTCCAACTGGTTTATCTTTTCCTGTTAACTTGTCCTTATATTCGTTAAACGTGTCAGTTATGCCCTGTATTCCTTTCCTTGTGTCGCTTTTACCATCATCAAACGCTTTTCTTAAATCTTTAAACTCTCCGTTTGCAAGTTTTTCTGCCCCGTCCATTACGCCTTTCATTGCTCCCGAAGGATCAATAAACCCTGCATAATCAAATTGAGGGGCCTGTTTTTGTTCTACAGCTACGCCATTAGGATCTCCATAAGATTTCTTTTCAAGAAGCCCAATATCTTTCCATGTAGCCCTATCACCTTTATTAATGCTGAAATTTACTGAGCCCGCATTGCCAAAATGAGTTCCTGCAACTGAATCTATTACTTTTCCTATTTCAGCAAGCCCTTTAAGAAACCCGTTAATAAAGTCCTGTGCAAATTTAGCAACTGCATTTATAGCACTGAAAAACGCATCCTGAAAACCGTTAGCTGTATCCACAGCTCCTTTACCGAGCTTATTGTATCCTTTTATGAATCCGTTTGCTATTTCCACAAAAAAATTATAGATACCCTTAAGAATATTACTTACCGTTACCTTGAGCCAAGCCCATGCCATTGCTGCATGATTGACGAGCCAGTACCATGCCTGAACAAGTATGTTCACAAGCCATACTCCTACATTCCATATTCCAATAAATACATTTGCTACCGTAGTTCCGACCAGGATAAATGCCAGTATGACCACTGTAGCCACGATGATAAGAATATTCATGATAGCAACTCCTATATTATAAATAGCTGCCCCTAACCAGTAGAACATACCTCCTATTGTTTCAAGTGCACTTTGTGTTCCCGTTGCCCATTGTACTATTGCTACCGCCAATGCAAGTATCGCAACAATCACGCCGATTATAATTGCCGCAAGCCATGTCCCTGGAAAAAGCCATGCTGTCGCATTGGCCATGGTCTGTGCTGCAGTATAACCCTTGACCGCAAATGTAAGTGCTATCTTTGCCATTGTCAAAATAGTTACGGCCAGATTCAATGCGAATTTAGCCGCCACATTTATCCATTCAATCGCAACCGAGATGCCCTGCCACGTTACATATGTAATAAGTGCTGCTGTTACTCCCCATATGATTGGGCTTATTGCTGTCCAGTTGTCGGCTATGAATTTTCCTGCGGCCGCTATTCCGTTAAAGACTCCTTCGGCTACAGTCTTAAGTCCGAAAAATGCTATTTTTGCACTATTTACAAAAGACTGGAATGCCTTTGAATTTGCTACCTGATTTACCTTCTGCAGTACTCCGTCCAGTTGCCTTATCGCAAAATTTTTAGCCTGTACCCATGCATCCTGCCATGTGAGAGGTAATGTTTTAAATTTTTCATTTATCTCATCACCTGCGCTGAATAATGCATTCTTGATAATATCCGCTGTTATCTGACCCTTTGCACCTAACTCTTTCAGTTGCCCCAGAGGAACATTCATGTATTTAGCGATTGCCTGTGCTACCATAGGGGCATTTTCCATGACGGAACGGAATTCATCTCCCTGAAGTTTTCCTGCTGCCATCGCCTGCGTCAGCTGATACATTGCACTCGTTGCCTCCTGTGCACCGGTTCCTGAAACTTTAAATGCCTTATTCATGAGATTCGTAAACCTGACAATTTCATTTGTATTGTTAAATGAATCCTTGGCAAGAAGTCCAAGCTTTGCCACCTGATTCATTGAATCCGTATATGCGACCCGTGCATCATTTGCTGACTGGTATATCTGTTTCTTTAATTGTTCAGGTGCATCTGATACAAGATTTAATCTCGCCGTTATCTGAGCATTCTGATCTGACAGTTCAATCGTCTTCTTCGTCGCCATGACAACCGCCGCAAGTCCGAATGCTGTCTTAAGTTTACCAACAATTTCTCCGACTATGCCCTTAGTTTTACTTAAATTATTGTTCAGTTGCTGGGATGTTCCGACCATGTTCTGCATTTCATTTTCAGCAATTGCCAGCTGTTGCCTTGCACTTATCAGATTCGCTGTATTTATGTTAACATTCTTACCACCAAGAGTTGAGATGGCGTTTATTGTTGATTCTATAGCTCTGTTAATTGCTGTAAATGTCTGAGTCATTCTGTCGTTTAACACTATACTGTTCTGAATTGTCCCCATAATCTCACCTCCTAACGTCTTCTATGGCGTGCCTTTCTTTTTGCCTGTTTTTCTTCTTCCTTTTCCTTTTTGACCTTCAGATCTATGCAGGCCATTATGAATCCCTTTTCATATATATCCATTTCGGCAAACTCCTTTGGCCTTATCTTAAGCTTATGTAAGCAGTAATACGCATAGTTATATTCTGCTATGTTTGCCTCGATTAGTTTTTTGCTTCTTCCTTGATGTCATCAAGTGACAGATCCCATCCGTTTAGTTGCTGTATCGCCTGAAGCAGCACATTGTATTCTCCTGGTAAAAGCATGGCATTTATAAGTTCCTTTGCATCCATTACCCCCCATGAATCCTGCAGTTCCTTATCATTCAGATCTGGGTATACTACTGCTCTTATAGTCATATCTGCAAGGTAACCCTGGTTATCCAGCTCAGGTACATATACCCCTTTGGCTCTTTTTACCTGTCTTGTATTCTGCTTTCTCAGTTCGTCGTCCAGCTCATTTGAGATAGGCTTTATTTCAAACTTTATAGGGTTTCCGTTTTCATCCTTGAATCTTTGTGTAACTTCCACCTCCTCATTTTTTGGCAATGTCGCATTTTGTCTTAAGAAAAATTTTAAATCCTTCATCTATATTATCCTCCTGTTATTTTTATAATTTAAAAAGGGAGCCATTAAACTCCCTTCTATAATTTCATTCCATCAAGATCCGTAAATTTGTCGACTATCTTCCAGTCTTCAAATGTAAAGTCAAACTCATCTTCCAGATAATCCGCATCTGCATCAAACAGTGCAATTATCCCTCCGTCCAGATTACAATCTATAAGCATTATAGTTTGTTTTCCGACTGATGCCGTAGGATCTTCATTCACAAGCTGCATGTCAAAATATACGTCTTTTCCTGTTCTAGTGTATTCCTGTAACAGTTCCCTGAATATGGAAGTGTTCATATGGAATGTCGCACTTCCTGTCCCTTTCCATCCTGCAGCCTTGTTACCTTTTCCTGTTTTTCCTAAAATCGGTACTTCAACCTTAGTTTTCTCCATTTCAGCCTTAACATTGATTGCCTGCATGAAACTGTATCTTCTGTTCCCGATTGTTACAAAACATTTGGCAAGGCTCCCCGATATGGCATCCTTACCTTTCATGATAGCTGTATCCGCCATCTATACTCACTCTCCTTTCTAGCTTACGATTACATTCATGTAAAGTTTTTCCATTGCAACGACTGGCCGTACGTTTGTCGTAACCAGTACGCTTTCTCTTGTTTCACCCTCAACGACTGTTATATCTGTCTCCTCATTAAAATCCCTTATTGCCCTTAAATCTTCAAGGGTTTCATGATGTTTTCCTATATCTTTTTTCAAATCATTCCTGTCATATGAGGTGTTGTTGGACGACCCGAGATATGTTCCATTGAATATTGTTGCCACATCTATCGCTATCTGATCCAATACCCTTATAACCTGGGCAAATGAAAAGTCCCTGTTCTTTCTTTTTATGAACGACACAAATGAATTGATATCCTTCAGCACTCTTATTTCATCTCCAGTTTTATGAAATATAAAATGTCCTGCCTTCACAGCGAGCTCCAGTTCCGTCTGAGTTTCATTTACTTCAAGCTTGAAATCTCCGTTATATTTTGTATTAGTCAAACTTCTGTTGACCGCACAATAAGCCTCAGCCCCTCCAACCCAGTAAACTGCTGAATTTTCAGGAAAATCTGAATCCAGTGTTTTCGTTTTTACATTAATCACACCTTCATAATCAGGATCTGATGCACGGTAAACTACACATACAAATTTTGCTCCTACCCTGTCTCTCATTCTTTTTGTGTACTGTACGTATAAATCCTTGATTGTTTTCTCATTTGAGTTGCATATCAAGGTATTTATGAAATATTTGTCAATTTTATCCAGGAATGACTGATGCGATGAACCTGTTACAGTTCCGTTTGTACCTCCTGACATAGGAGTCCCCGCTGTTGCCGTAAGAGTTGCATCTGATTTAAAAATTACAAAGTCGTTGTTTTTTAAATCCTTTGCAGTGGCAACTGTTTGAACATCCACTTTTTCCCCGTCAACAAAAGTTATGACGTCAAAATGTGAAGCGTTATCCACATTTGCCTGTACCGATATTTTGATATCATTACCTCTTTCTCCAGTATACTTTGCTGTACCAAATGTATTTGACGCTTTTGCACCGCCCGTATTAAGTTTGTAAATGTATCCTGTTTGGGCATACTTGTAGAAATCTCTTAATCCTTTCAGTTTATCAGAATCGTATGAGTGCCCAAAATATTTCATTGAGTTTTCAATAAAATCACCGTTCTCAACCTTGAATATTTCTCCATCAGTTCCCCAGTCAAGTTCCACGCCAAGTGCTGCATATCCCCTGTCAGAGAATACAAGTTCAGCCCTTTCTTTACTTATAAAGTTGATATATGTTCCCGGTAGAACTTTATTCTGTACAAGCCATGTACCTCCACCGTATGCCATTATTTAACCTCCTTACCTAAAAAATCTTTTAACTTTTTATCTATTTCAGATAGTGTATAATCCGTATTATCTTCAAGCAGTACATTCAGAATGTCTGCTCTGTTTCTGTATCTGTCAGATCCTACAATCTGACTTTTTATATATTTTTCTTCCTTAGCCACAGCTTTTTCTTCTGAGTTTTCTTCTGATTTTTTATTATCCGCCATTCTTTTCCTCCTTCAGTTTTATATTCAGTTCTATATTTCCCATTTTTGCGTTATTGCTACTATCTCCTGCCTTATATATAAACATCTCATAAGTCACAAAATAGTGCAGCACATTATCCTCCTCCATGGTATTCCTGTTCAGTCCTCTCATAAGAGTCCCATCTTCAAGCTTTATGTATTCAAGCACATCGTGCATCTTGTCAAGTACATCGAAAATCTCAACCTGACTGTTATTTCTTGGGAAATAGGCAATATCAAACAAATAACTTCTCAAGTATCTGTTCCCAACAATCTGTTTTTCGCTGGGATTTAGCAGGTCGATAAAAAAACAGGGTTCCTCAAAGCCCTGTTCAAGTTCATTTACATGCACATCTATCCCACCAAAGCTTTCTGACAGCCTGAGGCTTATTGCATTCACAATTTCATTTAACATTGCTATCCTCCTAACTTCTTGAGCCACTCCGATATTTTTCTTTTTATAACTGCAGGAGCTTCTTTTCTCAGTTCTTCTTCAGAGATAGTTAGCATAAATTTACCTTTTACCCAAGACTTTTTAAGCCTCTTACCAATCGCTGGGACATATCTTCCTGGAGTCTGCCTGTGGCCATATTCAACATAGCTTGCATATTCAGTAGAATTTGAAACCTCTATCTCATAGTTACTTCCATTTTTTCTCACATCGGATACAGTCCAGTTTCTTCTTAAAGTTCCACCTTGTCCGCCATAAGTCTTTGAGATGGTCTTTCCAGCTTTTTTATACGACACTGTCTTAGTTTTCAAAACTCTGGCCTTTCCATTCTTATTGTATATGGTGTCACCTTTTTTTATGCCTTTTTTCTTATTGTCCCTCTTATATGTTGCATTCCCAAAATTAGGAGAACTTACAGGAGTTCTTTTAATTACTTTTCTGAGAAGTCTTGCAGCAAGTTCCTTTATAGTTTCTGTCATGAACCTTTCCTCTTCTGCTTTCATTTCCTGCAAAAGTTTCTGAAAATCTTTCAATCCATCTATCTGAACTTCTATTTTACTGCTTGCCATTACGCTTTCTCCTGTTCCACATCAAGTATTATTTCCTGATGATTAGTGTAAACTGCTGATACTCCTGAATGCTTGTATTTCCTTGTAACTCCGTTCTGTGTGACTTCAACTATACTGCCCGGAGGGACATAAACTTCAGGAGCGATAAACAGTTTTACAACTTGAGATGTCTTGGCCATACTTTCAGTCTGCTCTGTCTGACTGATATTCTTAAAGCTTAGTCGACACGGTATGTTCTTATAAAGTTCTTTAACTTCGGAAACAACTGTACCATACTTATTTTTAGAATTCTTAAATCCAAATATATTACATATCCCAGTCCACATTGACTGGATAGCTTCTCTTGCCTGTTTCAACTCATCTACCATACTATCCTCCTGTATCTCAAGAGTTCATCCTCTCCTCTTGTCATAAGATACGTCATATAAACTTCAAATTTATCTCCCGTTGTTTTTGTATCCTCGTAGACGACCTTTGTATCGCCTTCACTTATTTCTTTCGCTATACGGCCAAAATTCAATCCATTCAGGTTAAGCTGATTCAGTGATTTTTTAAAATTTAAAAACTCACCTGTACTCCTGTCAATCCAGATGTATTTCAGTCCTTCAGGAACTTTATTCTGATTAGTCTTGTTTTTAATATATGATTTAACTTTCTCAATACTCTGTTCCAACAAAAATAAGTCGGCATCTACAACTTCATAGCCTACCGACTTTAATGTTTTTATTACATCTTCTTTGATATTTTCCACATAATCCATAAGATTTTCCTCCCTGAAACTATCCTCTTGAAATTATTCTTGCGATAGGGATTGCCTTATGGTCAATGTACTTCTTTGTTCCTGTAGCGTTGTCATTTACCAGTTCCCAGTTTGCTCCCATCTCAAGTTCAGCATCAGTTGGCGACAGAGTGGCCATGCTTGATTTAGTGAATGAGATTCCGTAAGGGGCATAACACACTCTTTCTCTTGAGTACAATGTGTCCTGTCCACCATTGACTTTTGGATCTCTGTGCATTTCATGAGGTACTTTTGCTCCTGCATCAGTAAATTCAAATGCTCCTGCCCCTAACACATAAGTAGTATATTTAGTGTACGCTGGATTGGTTCCTGATTTAGCAACTTCTTCAGTTGGCATTGAGTCATCAATTAATACGGTTCTTCCATTTAATGTTGCAAGTGTCAGGTCTCTCTGTATTCCGTTCGCATCGGTGTATTTCAGGTATTCAAGCAGCTGAAGGTTTTCAAGATTTGTTGCAACCTGTGAATGCATTATCGCAATTGAGAATTTCGCCTTATTCTGACCTACAGCCTTCTGTAATGCGTTATTTAGAGTTGTAGGGCTGAACACCTGCTTAGCCGCATCTGTTTCTTTTGACACGTCATAAGTGTGTTCGTTTACAAACTTTTCATTATCTGTATCTGTCATTGAGAATACCCCTTTAAGTATAGATAATAATATCCCCTGGTTCAGGTCATCCCAGTAGTCCGATACCTGCTTACCTACCTGATCCATGAAATTTACTCCGCCTGTAATGTCATGCGAGAAGTCTCTCTCTATCCATCCGTTGGCTCTTCCTACTACCACTCTTGAATGCGAGAATGTGTCCATTGCTGTTGCATTTATATCTGTCTTCCCGTCGTAGTTTACGGCAGTTCCGCCTATTCTTCCAAACAGAGGTACTGTTATGTAGTTTCCTCCTGTCTGTTCTTCCATCATTGCTTTATACTGAGGGGCGTTATTAATAGCTCCCGATTTCAGTAGTTCATTCCTTTTAAGTTTTGGAATTGTCTCATAATACTTCCCGAATAATTCAGGATTAAACTGTTTTGAATCAAAAATTGCTGCTGGCATAAATTATTCCTCCTTTAATTTTTTTATTGTTATCCCAGTCTTGCCATCATCTGGGAATATGTTTCAGGTGCACCTGAGCCAGGATTTGTTTCTCCTGTTGATGCCCCTGGTTCTACACCACTGAAACTTGGTTTGGCAGGTTCCTTAATCTCTTCAAATAAAAACTTTGAATCCTCAGCCTTTTTCAGTGCTTTTAACTGTTCATCCAGTCCGGATAAAGTCTCATTTTCAAACTTTATCTTTTCCATGTCCAGTAAAGCCCTTACAGCCCTTGAATTTTTAGCCTTAGCATTTCCGAGTGCATTATCAATGGCATTATCTAATTTTATTTTAGATATGTTTGCCTCATACTGCTCCTTCGATGCCTTGTTTTCATCCTGAAGCTGCTTAATAGTGTTTTTAAGAGTTTCAACATCCCCAGTACTGTTCTTCAGAGTTTCAAGCTGCTTATCCCTTTCGGATAAATCTTTCTCAGCCTGTTTTTTAGCATTATTCACTTCATCAAATCTTGCTTTTGGGATAAATCCTTTCAGCTGTTCGGTGTTTGCTGACAGCACTTTTTCAGCCTGTTCCTCCGTCAGTCCAAGTTTTAACAGGTCCTCTTTGTTCATAAAATAATCACTCCTTCATTTTTTACGCTGTATGTCAGCGGAATCATATCTGATTTGTTCTTTTACGCCTTCAAATCCAAAAAAAAAGGCGGAATATTTACTTTTTACACTCTATGAATTTTATTACCCCTAGCAATAAAAAGACCAGAATTAAAATACCGAATATAATCTCCAAAGGCATTAATACCTGCCACCAGCCCATATGTAGGAGACCTAAAAGTTTTAATATCACAAGTCCTGCCTGTAGAACTCCAATAAATATTTTAAGCATTCTTACTTCACCTCCTCAAATGCCAGTATCAGTGCTGAGTTTATATACCATTCTTTTCCATCGCTTATTAACTTTATACTTTTACCTTTATCAGCTTTTTTAATGAATTCCTTTAAAGTTCCGTCATACGATACCCCCATGTAGTTTCCATCGCTGTGATAAATGTTCAGTTTTATCATTTTTCCTCCTGTAAACAAAAAAGAGCAGTCGTTAAACCGCTCTTGAATTATTAAAAATTATAACCTATATTCTTTTTTAACATATCAATTTCATTCTTAGTTTCAGCACTCTCCAAATAGCCCGTTGCCAATGAACTGATGTAAACTTTTTTAGGATGTTCTAAAACCTTTTTTATTAATTCGATTTTATCAGATGCATCCACCTTATCAAACCCGCCCCATTTCAGATAAGTTTCTAAAAATACATCGACATCTACATGCCTATTTTCTACATCAATCAAAGCAAAACATCCATTTTCCAATAAAACTATAAATCCCGTTGTCCCGTTCGTATATAAAACATCTTTAAATCTCAACAATTTTGCCACCTTCAATCTTATACAATTTTATCCCTTTATTTTTTAAGCTCTCTAATCTGTGGATACTTGGAAGTTTATCAGTAAAACAGATGCTTTCGACTTCATCAAGTTTTAATTCCCCATGATATTGTAGCTCTATATACCTTACACCTAAATCAGATGTCAATTCTATCACATCAGAAGCTTTCGTATTTATCAAAACATCTGTATACTTTCTTATTTTTCCTACATCCATGGCGGATATTTCCGCTTTTTCTGTGCTGATTGCGATAACTTTTTTTAAAACTGCATTTCCTAAACTGTCATCTACCGTGAATGTTACCTTTCCCTTTAACTTATCTTTATTGAATCTGATGATTGTGTCTCCATACATATCCAATGTCCAATTATTGGTCGAATCTTTCAGAAAATCGTTGCTCGCCAAATATCCATATTTCTCATAGTCTTCCGGTTTCAGTTTAATTTTTGCACCAAAAAGGTTTCTAGTAGCTTCTTTTCTGAATTTATCAGAAATTGTCCCTCCACTTGTCCCTGTTTCAAACTGATTCATAAATCTATTTGAATCAAGCAAACTGTCAATATTATTACTATTGAATCTCATTGAAAATTCAGAATTATCTATGATATTCTGCAACTTATTAGTTGCAGCTATTTCATCCTCTTTTGATACAAGACCTTTCAAATTACCTGCATACCAGTTTTCGGTATGTTTTTTATGTTCCCGTAAGGTCTTTGGTAATCTTATTATATCACTTTTTTCAGTTTTTGCAACAGGGGTATTGTCCACATATTTTTCTTTCCAGTCCTTATACGTGATGTCCGCCGGAACATACTCCGTTTCTCCTGTTTTCTCATTCCTTGCGGCTCTTTCGCCTTCCGTTTCATCAAAATAAGGGGCTGTAGTAGTACGACATCTGACATGGAAAGGATTTGCAGTGACTCCGACTTCGTAGTCTTTCAGGTCAAATACCTTGCCATCCATTCCCTGACATATATCCGATGTCCTGTTATCAAGTGTGGCCACTATCTCATACTTTTCTATTCCCAAATCCTGATAACTCTTAAGCCTTGCTCTGCTTGAATATGCGGCACTCTCAGTATATACCAGTCTTGATGCATTTGCTTTCGACACTTTCATTTTCTCAGCTATTTTATCCGCCAGTTTCTCTAAACTGTCGCCTCTGATAAATGCTTGTGTCATTTCAGTATGCAGAGTATTTATAAGCTTGTCCTTGTCTTCCCATATCCTGTCGCTAAAGTTTTTACCGTCAGGAGCCCATGGCTTTTTAATAACCGTATTTACAAGCTTATCGTTCAGACTGTATATGTTAGTTCCTACCCCTGTACCTTTTGCTATCTGAAAAGCTGTTCTGTTGTACTGATCCTTGTAGAGGTTCTTAAGATAGCTTTCGAATCCACTTTCACGGCCATTATAAAGTTTTTCTATTTCCCCTCTTACTTGCAGCTTCATAGCCTCAAGCCTTTCAATGTGTACTCTTGCACTTGCGTTCTCAAGTTGTCTGCTCCAGTCTTTTTTGATTCCATTTTCCTTTCCATACTTGATATATTCGTCAAGTGTCCACTTAAATTCTTTAAGTTCTTTGTCGTTAAGCATCTTCTTAGCTTCGTACAAAGATACGTCGTTGTTTTTAGCTATTCTGTTGTACCACACTTCAATATCTTTGTTCAGCCTCGATATAGCCCTCTCATATTCCAGCTGCTGTCTCCGGAATTCGTCTCCCGCTATCTTGTTAAGTCGTTCCTCTTCCTCGATAAATCTATCCTGCCAATACTTATTACTCATCTATATCATCGAAGTGTTTATGCTCTCCAAATCCTCCATAATCCTCTATTTTCTCCTGTTTTTCTTCTCTAATCTTTTTCAATTCCTCTTCCACATTCACTGACCATGGGTGTTGTCCGATTATAGTTTCCTGTGACAATATTCCAACTGACTTCTGACAGTCTTCAATTGCCTGACTTTCATTCACTAAAATATCTCTGTTGAAAATTATATCCAGTTTTTCGTCTTCAGATATACCTAATCCCGTATTTCTTAAATAATTATTTACAAACCACATAAGATTTTCAAACGATGCCTTAAATTCCACTTCCATTGAATTTGCATCAAGATCTATGTCTGAATACATTGAACGGATATTCAACTGATTTGGATTAGCTCCGAGCGTTTCACTCTTTGCATCAAACCCTCTTCCGTTCTCAATGATAGCCTTCTTAAATATATCAACCAGAACTTTATAATTTTCATTGTTTACTTCGATTTTTAATGAATCGACTCCGCCTTCCCCTGTTTCATCTGAACGTATCGGGATTACTCCGTGAACTCTCAGATTTTGCCTAAACTCGCTCCAGTCTGTTCCGTCGTAGTTCTTTACAATCAGAATTGTATTTCTAGGATCTTCTTCCACCCTGTCCTGCATCACTGATATAAGTTCATTCAGTGCGTCCTGTAAGGATTTCACTCTGACAAGCAGAGGCATTTCTGTCTCATCATATCTGAATGGTATTACAGGCAGTTTTAACCAGTTATACCCCTGCACATCTCCGTTATTATCTTCAAGTCTCAGATATGATTCAGGTTCCCTGTCGACCATAAGGGAATTATTCCAGTTATAATATTCGACTCCTGTTTCCCTATATACCTCAACTTTTGTTGACGTCTGAAATCCTCCATCCTTGAATTCTTTAACTGTATAAAGCCTTACTACATAATCAAGCTCTTCATGTTCTTCGTCCTTCCATACGGGTATCACATTACGACCGTCAAATCTTTTAAATTTAAGTTTCCCGTCATTTCCAATATATACATATAGCCAACCTATGCCATATTTATATGCATCTTTTCCTACCATCCTGAGAAGTTTCAGAAATCTGTCATTGATTATACCCTTCAGTGACTCTGTATATTCATCATTGTCAGACTGAAATGTGGGAGTTTTTGAAAGTAGGTAATTTGTCTTCTGATCAACAAGTTTTGAGTACTGGTTATCAATAAGTTTGGCAACCTTGACATTCTTAAGCGGTTCCAGTTCTCCGTTTTCATTTATCATATCCCTATGCCTGTTCAGTACATCATGCTGGCCAATGTAATATTTATGACTGTATTCTATCTGTTTCTTTTTCCTTGACATAAGGAAGTCGTTTATTAATCTTTCAAGTTCATTTCCCATCTTTTTATTTCTCCTAAACAGTTTTTTTATAAAATTAAACATTTCCAATCTCCTTAGAGTGCGTATTTACCTTTCACATTTGTTCTTTCTACCACTCCCGTGGTTGCATCAGGGGCGTCATCATACTTATTTTTCCCTTCCTTCTGGTACTTATTCATTGCAGAGTAATATTCGGGCCATCTGTCCCTCCAGTTCCTAGGAAAATATATGTGATCCATTACCCAGGTACTGTTCGATATAATTCTTGCTGTCTTATTTTTCGACTGATGGAACCATGTGACCCTGCAGGAGTTCGTGTAGTGCTCAAATTTTAAAATTCTTTCAACGTTACGGGCAAATCCACGTCCACCATTGTTACTTTCAATCACGGCCAAATTTACTTCATTTTCAAAATGTCTTCTAGCTGTCTCCTTTTCAGTTATTTCCATTCCTTCCTTTGTGTAATAGACGTCTAGTACATACGCCTCCCTGTTATATTCCCCGTATATGATACTACACAGATAGTCACTCCCCTGATCCGCTGTATCTGTGTAACTGCATATCCTGTCAAATTCAAAATCTATTCTGTCATAAGTCTTGAATGATGTATATAGACGCCCTTTAAGGTCTATCGGTTCCTGCTGATAATTAGCACTTGCTATATCCTCACCCATCGTTTTTTTCTTTCTAAGATACTCTTCATAAGTGAGGACTTTATCGCATAACATTGTCCCATCATTCTGGAGGGCCTTCATTTTTACCTGCTTTATTTTGTACCCTGTTCTTAACATTTCATCATAAGCTTTTCCAGCTAAATCATTTGAGTGCCATCTTGTCATTATGATTATTATTTTCCCATTTGTTTCAAGTCTTGAAAGCATCGTATTTGTAAACCATTCCCAATGTTTTTCCAGTACATTTTCATTATTTGCCTCTTCTGCATTTTTAATCAGGTCATCAATTATGATTATATCCGCTCCAAAACCTGTTGCAGTTCCTGTCGGTGATGTCGCCAAATAATTACTGTACTGACCTTCCAAGCTCCACAGATTCATTGCCCCGTCGCCTTTTTTAATTTTGATATCCGGGAATATATCATTGTAAACAATCTTATCCGGATCAGCCTTTATTTCAGAAATTGTATTTCTCACAGCTTTTGAAAATACAGTTGACAGTGTCTCGTTGTATGAACCTGTCATTATTTTCTTTGAAGAGTTTCTTCCAAGCAACCACTCGACGAACATTGTGGCCGTCCTTGATTTCCCGTGTCTCGGTGGCAGATTGATAATCAGTACGTCGTCCTCGGATTCGACAAATTCCTGCATGTCCTGGCACAGTTCTAGCAAATAACTTCTATCGCTTTCATAAAAATCAGGTGACATCAGATGGCAATAAAAAAAGAACTCACGCCTTGCAAGTTCCAGTTCTGCCTGTCTTATAAGCTCCCTATTTCCCATTTTTAATTATTTCCTTCAGTTCTTCAGTTGTCAGACCTGCGAAAGGGTTGCCTGTCTTGACTTCACCCGAAAGCTGCAGCTTGTCGTTAAACATTCCAAGATGTCTTCCCAATAATTCCAGTGCTCTCTCTTTACTGCAGAAACTTACCTCAATTCCAAGTTTGGTTTCCTTCACTCCTGAAATACATGCTCTCTGATCTTCTGTTAGCTCTGAAAAATCTTTTATAACAACCTTTGAATATTCCCCTATGTTAGTTTTGAACTTCTTGACACTGACAATCGAAGTTATATCCGTAAATGCCAGTCTTGCTATTTCCTTAAGCACTTTATCCTGTGTTATTTCCGTTCTTTTTGCTCTTTCGTCCATTCTTTTTTGTATTTCTTCAGCAACCTTGGTATTTCTTAGCAATTTGCTCCCGTTAGTTGCTGCTGTTTCTTCACTTTTTATATTTTTGTATGCCGTCTTGTATGCCCTTGTGGCATTAAGGTCTTTCAGATATTCATTTATGAAAACCTTCTGCTTATTTGTCAATGTCTTCACCTCGTTTCTCAAAAAAATAAAAAAAAGACAGCTTTTACACTGTCTCTGATAGTCTGGCGTATGGCCCATGGATCCCGCCTCGACAAAGTTATGTCTCAAATTTCCTAAATCCTAAATTTCCAATCTAACACATTATAACATACTAAAAATTATATACAAGGGCATGAAAGGGGCATTTTCATTAAATTTTTTTAATAATTCATTATATCTTGGATCACATTATCTGAAAAAATTAATGCCCTCAACCTGTTGATAAGTCTATTCTTGTTACGTTTTATTGTCGTGATGTCAACATTAAATTTTCCTGCCGCATATTCAAGTGTCATTTCTTCAAAATATTTTAATTCGATAATTTTATAATATTTATCATCCTCGATATTTTTAAGTGCATTTTCCGTCATGTTCACGACATGTTCAAGCCGTTTTATCTCATTTTCACAGTTCTCTATCAGATTTTCAATTTTTTCGACTTCTGAGAGATATTTTTTAGTTGCCTGAACATTTACACCTGTTTCCTTTTTGGAAAGCAGGACGGGGTCATTCTGTAATCCTGAGAGTCTCTCACGTTTGACCTCTATGGCCCCTTTTAAATATTTCAGCTCATATAATAATTTCTCTGTCCTCTGAAACGGAGTCAGGTTTTTCTGTATTTTGAATTCCTTGTCCTCCTTCAGAATCTTTGCCACTTCCTCCGCTATCGCTCTTGCCGTTGCCATTAATATTCCCCCTTTGTCCTTTCGTTCATGTTCTTAAGCCATTTTTCGTAATGCACTTGCAGAAACTCCTCTTCTGTCGCTCCTACATAATCCGAAACAGCCAAAATACTACCTAAAGTTTTGTTTTCAGTAAATATTTTAAAATCTTTTATTGTAAGCAATATGCCTTCCAAATTTTCTGTTAATAATAGTTTCTTTTTACTATGTTCAACTAAAAAACCATCTAAAAACGGTATTATTTTACCTTTGGTTTCTTCATCCTTTGCATTTATATAGCTAAGATAAAAATGCAATACATCCGACAATTCCTCAAGTACTCTTTGCTTATTAATCTTTTTTGTACTATTTTTCCAATAATTCCATTCGTTTTTTAGTTCCTGAGCCAGTTCTCCAATTTCTGTTATCAAAGCAACTTGAATACCTTTAATTGTTCTTTCTCTAACTGTTTTCTTTTCATCAAACTTTTTGTCAAGCATTGCCTGTCTTTTAAGCAGTTCTTCAATATCAAATTCTTTCAGTGCTTCCATCTTTTCCTCCTTCAGTAATTCCAATATTTCAGTATAAGCTTCTATTCTACCTGTTGCTATGTGATAGGTTGGATTTCTTAATTCGTATTTTTTCCTTAATTCAATATTATCCGTTATCTTTTTCTTCAGTAGATTTATTGATATCGTTCTCATTGTTTCTTTCCTCCCTATATTTTTCTATTCTTGCCTTCAGACTCTGCAGCAGTTCCTCCTGTATGTCACCTTTACTCTGCAGTGCCTTCATGACATCCTCGTCACGAGTATTACTGCACACAAGGTGGTGTATTATAACTTTTTCCTTCTGCCCCTGCCTGTGAAGTCTCTTGTTAGCCTGCTGATAAAGCTCCAAACTCCAGTTAAGTCCGAACCATATTACGTGGTTCCCTCCGTCCTGTAGGTTTAAGCCGTATGCCGCACTTGCGGGATGTGCCAAAAGTATATCAATTTTTCCGCTGTTCCAGTCCCTGATGTCATCATCGTTTGAAAGAACTCTGATTTTCTTTCCGCTTTTAGATAGTGATTCCATTATTCTTGAAAGGTCATGTTTGAATGCATAGAATACAAGCAGATTTTTTCCTTCAAGTGATTCCACCAGCTCCATAAAACTTTCAATCTTGCACTTATGGATTTCATGAATTTTAGCATTTTCGTCATATACTGCCCCGTTGCTAAGCTGAAGCAGTTTATTAGATAACGCCGCCGCATTTACGACATCTATTTCTTCGCCGTTTTCGAGTTCAAGTACGAGTTCTTTTTCCATTTCCTCGTATGATTCCCTTGCCCTGCTATCCAATTCTACCCTGATTGTATTGTAAGTGATATCGGGAAGCTGGAGATAATCTTCAGCCTTCATGGATATGCATATGTCCGATATTTTTTCCTTTATTGACTCATTAGATCCTTGCTTAGCCTTCCATGAAAAAATCTGATGCTGGTTTCTCTGGTCGGGATTAAAATATCTCTCTCTGTATGACGTCACTGTTTTTCCCAGCCTTTCTCCCCCGTCAAGTAGGTAAAGCTGTGCCCAAAGGTCAATAAGACCGTTTGGCGAAGGAGTTCCTGTAAGCTGTACCATCCTTTCTATTTTCGAACTTATTGCCTTCAGGGCTTTAAATCTCTTTGACTGGTGGTTCTTAAAACTCGAAGATTCGTCTAGAACAACGGTATCAAATGGCCAGTCGTGTTTATAATAATCCACCAGCCATACGACATTGTCCCTGTTGGTTATGTATATGTCCGCGTCGGTATAGAGTGCCTTAAGTCTCTGAGTTTTTGTCCCCATGACTTTTGAGAATTTCAGATTTTTCAGGTGATCCCATTTTTCCGCCTCCGTATGCCATGATGACTCTGCAACCTTTTTAGGTGCTACAACAAGCACTTTACCCGATTCAAATCTGTTATAAAGCAGGTCGTCCAAAGCTGTCAGCGTTATTGATGTTTTTCCAAGTCCCATATCAAGCATAAGTGCGACTTTTTTTATTTCAATTATTTTTTCTATGCAGTATTTTTGGTAATCATGTGGTCTGTAAAGCATCGTAATCCTCCAATATCCTGTCTATCTGTTCATTTGAATCTGCCACATATACTCTACAGCCCAAATTTCTAAGTTTCGTAATCTGCCTGTCCTGTAGTGGCCTTGTTGTTTTCCCTGGTGCTTTAAGCTCCACAAAAAATATTAATCCTCCTGGCATCACGCATATCCTGTCGGGCACTCCTGCATTTCCGGGGCTGACAAATTTATAACTCCTTCCTCCTATTTTTTTTACGCTTTCTTTTAAGTAATTTTCAATATCTTTTTCTCTCATTTTAATTTTCCTTTCAACCCTTGATTTTAAAGGTTTTGAATGTATTTTGTCTACAAACTTTTAACTTTGTTTTTCCTTATAAATTGTTTGTGTGCCAGTATTTAAAGTCGTTTACGCTATTTTTTGCATGTCTACAAACTCCGTATAGGAATATAAGATTTTTGGGATTAGGCAGATTAGGGAGAATTAGGCATATATATGTCTCCCTAATTCCCTCTAATTCCTCTAATTTATATTTTTTATGTTAATTTTATAATAGTTTGTAGACAAATGATATATAAGTACTATAATTACTGGCTTAGATATGTCAACAAACTTTTTTTGAGAATGTAGACAAAACTGTGAAAGTACTGTAAATACTGACTTTTTTTGTCAACAAACTTTGTCAACAAACTTTTGAGAATGTAGACATGAATCATGAAAATGTCTACAAACTCTGTCAACAAACTCAATTTTTCAAAAAATTTGGCAAATTTAGGGAAGAAACCCGCGAAAAATCAGGTGGACAGCATTTCAATAAATAACTACTGTTCTTTACGTTTAAAACCTCTTTGCATTCCGTATTTACCGAACCTCGAAGGTGTTTTCATTCTATCCCAGCCCTTCTGCATCTCCAGAATCTTATTCAAGGCTATTGCATCAGATTTTTTTAGATTTCTCAAATCAGATTCTAAGCAAAATTCCCATATTTCAGGAATACATACCCTATTTCTTACGATAAGATTAAAATCTCCTTTAAGATTTCCTTTATAAAAACCTTTCTTTTCATCTTCCGTAAGAGTATCCCAGCAGCCAGGTATTTCCTTTTCTATGAATTCCTGAATCATTCCTTCCCTGTGATCCCTCATACGATGGCTCTCCTGTTCCTCTTTTGCTATTAATAAAGCCTCTCTGCTTAACAGAAGGCTCTCATTTCTGTCAAAAGCCTCCCTTGCTTCCGCCCAGATCTGCCCTATTTCGCCATCAAGGTCTCCAAATATGTTCTTTTTCCTTTCCTGAACTCCCACATCGACCGGCCAGAATCTCCTGTTCCCTGTAGTATCCTTTAAAAATTCGGTGTTGTTGGAAGTACCGAAAAATATGGCTCTTCTCGGGAATCTCTTCGTCCTTCTTCCGTATGCCTCCCTGTATATGTCGGTCATTTTTGACAAAAAATGCTTTATTGTTGTAACTTCACTCTTATTGAACGAGTCAAGTTCCCCGATTTCGTTGACCCATGTCCCCTGGATTACTTCAGCCGCATCTTTTCCTTCAAAAGTTTTCAAGCTGTCTGAAAACCATTTCATGCCGATTTTACTTAAAAAAGTACTTTTACCTATTCCTTGCGGTCCGTTCAGAATTATCATTTCATCAAATTTTACAGGCTCATTTTTTATAGCCCTTGCACAGCATGCAATAAGCGACTTCCTGATTACTTCCCTCGTATATATATTGTCTTCGGCTCCCAGATAATCTATAAGCAGGGTATCGAGTCTTTTTACTCCGTCCCATATCAGCCCGTCCAGAAATTCTTTCGGTTCATTATAGCTGTTTTTCAGGAACACTTCCGTCAGTGCGTCATCTATCTTTGTCTTACCCTGTATTCCATATTTTACGTCAAGCCTTACTCTTAGCCTTGCATCGTCCCCGTCTTCCCATTCCCTTACATTATTGTTGTCCGACCAGGGGAGTTTTCCCTGTGCGAATGCCCTGTTTGAAAATACATCATACGCCATTTTCCCTTTGAGTTCAGGTTCATTCTCAAGTATTATTAGTATATTTTTCGAATTATTGATAATTTTTCCATTAGTATCCGTATCGAGCAGTCCCATCCATTCGTTATCAGTTTCTTCTCCGGCAGTATCGTTTTTAAATATAGATTCCGCGTTCCCTATCCGTTCTTTCTGCACTTCGATTCTTATTTTACTGTTTTCAAGTGCAAGTTTTGACATTGCAATATAACTCGGATATCGGTTGACCGGGGTGTTTGACTTTACGTCGTCGTCCAGTTCAGAAAAAGAGTGAATCCGAACTAAATCGAAAGCATTGCACAGCTTGCCCGATGCAGGGTCGGTTGCATGGTGAGAGTATAGGAATTTACCATTTTCATACAGTATGGCTCCCCCATATGTGCTCCCGCCCAGATATGTGAGTCTGTCTTCTGTATCAGTAAACTCATACGCCCCGGGCAGATATTCGTCTATTGCTTTTATTATGTCGTATTCTCTACAGAATGCTCCTACTACTCCACCTTTTTCAGTCGGATCTTCCTGTTTTTTAGGGAGTTTTATTTTCTGTTCGGTCATTCCAGGCCATTCCTGAATATTTTTCCAATCATTATACATTCCTAGAATGCCGTCAACATCTAAAAACGGACTGTCGGAATAGTCAAAGATATATACAACATCTGATGAAATGCTGGGTTTGAACATCAGCCTTTCTGCCTGGAATGTAGTCTTATCGCACATTTCAAGTCCTATCATTTCCCCCAGTTTTCTCGCTACGGGCTCATATTCCTCGGCAGTTAACGTCCTTCCTGTAGGAAATATTACACGCAGTCTCGGACGGTATTCGGTGTGTTTCCTTGTGTTATGCACTGCATATGCGCAGTTCAGAGCTTTCAGAGTTCTCAGAACATCAGCAGTCCCCCCGGGCTTTATATTGTCCAGGTCAAGGGTTATAAGATCCCTTGAAATTACATTTCCTGCACGTCTTAAATTACCTTTCAGCAGTCCTCCAACATATCCGCCGACATCTTTCAGGCTGTCTTGTTTTGATTTTGCATAGCTCATATATTCATCCAGTTTCTCAGGACTCCTATGAGGTGATTCCAGCCTTTTAACAAAATCGCTCCAGTAAATCTCCTCACGTTTCCATTTTTTATCCGTCCTTGAGTTTGCAGTACTTATTTTTATAAGCCTGTCATTTTTCATTTTCTCACCTCCTAGTCCTTCTTATAATATTCCGATTCAAATCCATCGGCTCTCAAAAGAAGTCCTGGAGCCCATTCTATATTTTCGTTCATTATGCTGCATATTTCTTCCACCGTTACATTCTTCGGTGCATCTACGACTATCTCATCATGTATATGCATCACAATGTCAAATCCAGCCATTTTTATTCTTCTTATGCTCTCTGCTAGGCAATCCCTTGCTACCGCCTGCACTATGTTCTCCGTTAGTTTTCCGCCGTACGTCTTCAACGCTGTCCATCTCTTGGCTATCTGGTCAAGCCCGTTGTATTCTATTATCTCTGAACCCCAGCTGTTATTTGTTCTCAGCGGATTCACATAAAATAATTTTCTTCCGCTTGGCAGTGTTATCGTAAGGAAATCCAGTTTTCTTTTTATCATCTCCCTTGAGAATTTTATTCCGTTATAGGAATAAGTTCCGCCGGTCTTAACTGCTTTAATTGCACAGTCCTGTATATTTTTCCACAGTTTCACAATATTAGGATTTGCGTTTCTCCATGCATCCACTATTCCCGGCAGTTCATCCTCGGTCAATCCCATATTTAGAGCACCCATTGCCATAAGAGCCCCTGGTCCGCCTTGATATCCCAGTGCAAGTTCGGCAACTTTTCCTTTCTGTCTTAATGCGTATTCAGGATTCCCCTTAGCTATTTTCTCGATCGGCACTCCGAACATCATGGATGCCGATGCTTCATATATTTTTCCATGTCCTTCGAACACATCAAGCCTCCACTGTTCCCCCGCAAGCCAGGCAACCACTCTTGCCTCTATGGCTGAGAAGTCGGCAACTATGAACTTGTTCCCCTTACTCGGAACGAATGCAGTACGAATAAGCTGTGACAGTACATCAGGAACATTCCTGTAAGTCATTTTGAGATTCTCGTATTCCTTGTGTTTAACCATTTCCCTTGCAAGATCCAGGGTGTCCATGTAGTTTCTCGGAAGGTTCTGTACCTGCACGAAACGGCCTGCATATCTCCCAGTTCTGTTCGCTCCATAAAATTGTATCAACCCCCTTACCCTCTCATCTTTTCCCAGAAGGTTCCGCATGGCCACGTATTTTTTTACGCTTGTCTTCGATGCTTCAAGCCTGTTTTCCAGTACAATCCTTACATCCTCGCTTAACTCCTTGCTGTTTAAATAATCAGTGATGTAAGCTTTCTGAAGATTTTCCATCGCACTGTCTAATCTCGCATTTATCCACGGGAGCAGCTGTGCCACAGAGTTAGGGTTGTCGAGTCCTGTTATCATTTCTGCCTGTCTTGACAGATGTCCGTGTGATATGGCATCCACCTCAAGAGCACCTTCGAGCAGATCTGAATCTATCCTGATTCCGAATGAATTTATTTCCTGATCAAGATACCAGTTAGCCCATTCGTTTTCAGGAACAGGGAAGTCGGCCAGCCTGTTTTCAATTTCCATTTCCGTGACAACGTCCTGAATGCAGTAATTCTTAAATTCATTCCATTTTTCACTGTCATGGTAATAATAGTTTCTAGTTCTTCCTCCATTTGTCTTTGTCGGTCTGCATGGGATACAGAAGTATCTTATAAGATTTTTACCCTTCTGGTCCTTCTGCTTATCCTGGGGAAGTCCGAGAACCTCTGCAGTAATACCTAACCCTGCGGTGTACCCACAGTATAATCCGTGCACCATTGTGCATTGCCATTGCCTTATATCGAGGTCATAGAACTTCGAGAGGCATATATACTCAAATGCGGCGTTATATGCATGCTTAATACAGTTAGGACTTTGCATGAGGTTTATTATTTTATCAGGTATCTTCTCTCCGGATGCCAGGTCTATTATTTTAACGTCCTCGCCGTTTACACTGTATGCAAAAAGCAGTATTTCAAAATTATCCGATTCAACATATCTGTATACCCCACATTTTTTTATATCCACGTCACTGTACGTCTCGATATCTATTGAAAGATGTTCCATAAATAGTTTCCTCCATTTAAAACTTCAGGGAGGGAGAACTCCCCCCCCTTATATTAATCTTTTAATCCAAAATAGGTTCCCCTGTTATAGGATCAATTTCAACATTGTCAAACACATCCGATGCGTCCCTTCTTCCTGACAGCGGTTCCCCGTCCGCCAGTTTCTGTACCATGTTGAGTGCTATTCCTACGCCTGTTTTCTTACCATATGTATACGGAAAGAATGACAGGTTTACTCTTGCATATACTCCCGAATATATTTCAGAATGATCCGTTATCGGGATATTCGGGTTTAGGCTTACTACAACGGGAGGCCACTGGGCTTTGGATTTGGCATTAAAAATATAATGACCCTCGTAAGGTTCATAATACCCCTCGTCGTCAGGTTCCAGCCCCTGTGCATCGTAGTCCGTAAATGCCACATCTATATTTTTAGGTCTTTTTCCTCCCCATATTTCCTGTACACCCTTATTAATAGCCTTTTCGATTGCCTCATCCATCATCTTCTTAGTTCCTGTATCAGTTTTTGGTAGCATTACTACTGTGCTATAGTTTGCCTCTTGCTTGTCATCAAATGAATGTGGTTCAAACAGATGCGGGAAATTAAGTCTTATCTTTCTTGTAGTTACTTCTATTCTTTCTTTGTTTTTTGCCATATTTATCAGCCTCTCTTTTTTATTATATTTCGTCTTTAAATACATCCGCAGGAGTTCTTAACTCCAGTGCGGGTCTTTTATCGTCCAATGTTGCAAGTGTAGGCTTTCCTTCGGGTTTCTGTATATAGTTTCCCGCGATTTTATAAAGAGTTTCTTCCCCCAGCAGTTTTTCTGCCGCAGATACTGAAATCAGTTCAGTTTTATATATCTCTTCTCTGTCCAGTCCTACTTCTTCCAGCAATTGTGCGGCTACAGCTTTGTCAGTAAATGTTCTGTTTCCGCCTCTGCCTGCCACTAATTTCCATCCCTTCACGTTTCCGCCATTCTGGGCTCTTACCAGGGCATAATCCTCAAATTTTTTAGCCCACTTTGACAATTCTTTTACTTTTGCCAGACCTTCTCCTATTTCCTCATCAGTAAGAAGTGCGGGATCTATTACTTCTATATTCATATATTTTTCAGCCTGTTTTCTGCAATTACCGTTTGCCTTGCAGAATCCGCAGTGTTCTCCGACATAAAATTCATCCGAGCCTTCGTAGGCTTTCTGTGCTATGCCTTTTATTGATTCTGCCCATTCAAGCAGATCTTCCGATGATATCTCAAAACTCGATGTATTTTTTATTCTCGGCTGTATTATGTGTATTACTATTTTTTCAATCTCATCTATCGCGGATTGTTCCAGATAAGTTCCTAATGCATATAACATGCCCTGCGGATTGTTTTCTGCCGTAACCGGAACGCCTTTTCCGTATTTCAGGTCAAATATATGTATAACCTTATCTCCAACCAGCGTGCAGTCTACAGTTCCGAATCCTTCAGGAACGTATGAAGAAAAATCGACTTTCTGTTCGGCCAGAAAAAACGGTTTTGATTCAAAACTTAGATAAATGTCGTTTATGTAGTCCCTATATTCATTTGTGTACCTGTCCATTTCCGCACTATACAGTTCGTTCTTTTTCAGCTCGTTTATTCGCTTTTTAAATTCACTAGGTCTTAAATCTGTGGTAAAGTGCTTTATAATCTTTAGTTCTGCTATTTCATGAGCCAATGTGCCTTCTGCCGCATATATACTGGGCTCATCTTCGAACTTATCTTCCAGTCTCGCTGAACCTGGGCAATTTAGCCACCTGTAAGCCCCGCTTGCTGATAGCAGGGCATGATCCCTGTCTGCATGTCTATCCATTAAAATTTTCCTCCCAGTTCAATATATATCTGTGCCAAGGCATTGAAATCCTCAGGCTTGATGTCAGCAAGGGATACAGCATGAAATTTTGTGAAGGCTTTCAGAACTTCATCCCTTTTTCCCTGATTTGCTAATTCTCTTCCTACCCTTGCTAAATCACCTCTTGTATATTCGGCTTTGACAGTAGGTACGGGATCTGTTTTTTTAGTTTCCGATTTTGTTTTTTTCTTTTTAGGTTCTTCCGGTTCTTTTTCGGAATCAGGTTCTTCCTTCTTTGAAGCTTCTTCTTCGCTTTCAATATTTTTTACATCGTTCGTCTGCCAGTCCCCTATTTCCTGTCTTGCATATTCTTCTTCTGCGGGTTCTGTCTGTACAAATTTTTCAACTTTCCCAATTATATTTCCTGAGGGACTTGATATGACTGCGGTGTTCCCCAAAACCATTAACGCCTTCGAAAGATTTTCAATTATCGGCTTACTTCCTTCTTCAATTTCAAATAAAACTTTTATTTCCATTATTCCACGTCTCCTTTATTCTTATTATATTCATCCGATGTCACCCATTCGATGTTGTCGAATGCAAATTCTATCATCTTTTCCACTACATCAATTTTATTCCAGCCCGTCTCTTCCACTACGGTATCCAGTAAATTCTGGGTAGATTTTCGTATTCTTATCGGAGTTGAATAGCTTTTCTCGGGTGCATATTTTTTCGGTAATCTGAGTTTATCCATCTGTCCTCCTAAAATTCATTCGTTATTCCTTCGATAATATAATCCATATTCCCTTTTTCAACATTTTCCAATGCCAGATTATAATAATTTTCCTTGAGCTCAACCCCTATCGTACGTCTACCCATCTTCAGTGCCACGTAGTTGGAGCTCCCTATACCTGCGAATGGGTCAAGCACTATATCGTTTTCATTTGTCCATAAATTAATCCCTCTCGCTATCACATCAAGCTGTAGCGGGCATATATGCCTTTCATCCTGTTCTTCCCTTGCGGATTTTCCGTTGAGCGTGTTGCTCTGCCTTATGTCCATCCATACAGGGCTGGCATATTTCCTCCAAACCTGATGGCTGTATATGGGTACTTCATTGTATTTTTCTTTCTTTTCATATTTTTCTGCATCAGGTTGAGGTCTTTCAATCTTTGCCCCTTCGGGCTCATCTTCCCCGATATAGCTGTCAAATCCTTCAGGATGTGCTATAAGTTCAGGATTTTCTCCAGGCTTTCTCATTGTCACTAAGTAATCGGGAAGTCCCTGACGGCACATTGACGAGTCCTTGCATATCTGCTTGTGGAGAAGTCCCAGTGCCTTTGTCCTTGTCGCCTCTACAAGCGGATCTTTCCAGATTGTCACTTTGCTGTGATAAATAAAGCCTACCTCAGAGAACATTCTTATAAGTTCTCCTGGGAAATCCTTAAGCCCTATCACACCATCTCTTGACTTCATCATAGGTAAGTCCATGCAGTGGAAGCTTAATAGTCTTCCCGGCATTGTCACCCTGTAGAGCTCGGTTATCAGGAATTTAAAATGTTCATAAAATTCATTATCTGATGCCGAATTTCCCATGTCCCTGTCAGAATTACTGTAAGTGTACAGGCTCGCAAATGGAGGGCTGAATATTGAATAGTGTATACTGTTGTCAGTTATCCCTTTCAGCACTTCCACACAGTCGCCATTGTACATTGCGTACCTGTCATCTATTTTCTGATTTAAAATTTCCAATCCCTCAGCACCTCCCCGTATGTATAGATATCAATGTCCATATATTTCTCCGCCCAGTTCTTTTCAGTGATACAGCCCTGTGAATCTTCCCATCCTTCACATAATATCAGCCCGTCGCATTTGTCGAGCAGGTCAATGCACATTCCCATGCCCTGTTCGTAGTCATCCACCCATTCATACATGAATCCGAACGAATGTATCGGGCTTATGAAAGTATGCCCATCATACAGTTCATGCAGTTTCTTAATTTTTTCCTCAACGGCCTTCTTATTCTCTTCCTTACCACCGTACGGATGTGCCACATAAATCAGCATATCTGTCTCATCTCCTCCCAGTTAGGTAACAGCATTTTGACTTTAGGAGCGTACTCCGTCATTATCCTTGTTGTCACCTGTAATTCTTTTTTTGTCACTTCTTTCGTGAGCTTTATCATCGCATCCTGCATTTTCATTGCATCTTCCTGCTTTCTTTCAATGTTCGCCTTTACGGCTCCTTCCTTTGCGGAAATTATGATGTATACGTTCACTTCGTTCTTTTGGCCAAATCTGTAACATCTTCTTACTGCCTGATAATACTTCTCATAGCTGTCTGAGAGGCCTACAAATATCATGTTATGGCACTGTTGCCAGTTCATCCCGAACCCTGCTATGCTCGGCTTTGTCACAAGGCATTTTATCAGTTCATTCGAGAAGTTCAGCATTGAGCCTGTCTTGTGCGAGGCTTTGTCAGAGCCCTTTATCTCCACGGCATTAACTATAAGGCTTTTAAGCATTGAACTCTCATCGTTCAGGTCACACCATACGAGCCACTGTTCTGGTGAACTGTTTACAATTTCTGCGGCCGCCTGACATCTTAATTCCATGCTGTCCTTCCTTGCCTGCCGTCTCTGCGTAAGTGTAAGAGTTTCACTCGTTACTTCATCACCGTCAACTATTATCTCATTTATATTCAGCTTCGGCAGGTTGTAGCCGTCTGCTTCATAATCAAGGTTTTTCGGGTTATCAATAAATACTGCCCAGCTTGCCATCCAGTTCCAGAACACATCCTCGGCGTGGCCTTTCAGTCTCCATTTTGCCGTATTCCCTCCGTCATGCACGAAATACATGGATAGCATTTCCGCCCTTGTCATGACTCCCAGGAACTCGGAATGATTACCCAGCTCCATGTGGTCGTTAGGTGCAGGTGTCGCAGTACATGCAAGCCTGAACGGAACCTTGGAGAAGTTATATATCAGCTTGTTCCTTGTCGAGCTTGTAAACGATTTTAGGATGCTGCTTTCATCGAGCACGACTGCCTGAAAGCTGTTCCCGATAAACTTATCTATCTTTTCATAATTTGTAATATTTATTCCGTCTATTACATCATCCTGACTTTCACAGATATTTACGCTGATTCCAAATTTTTCGCCTTCCTCCTTTGTCTGAGGTGCCACTGCAAGCGGTGCTAAAATTAGAATTTTACCGCCTGTGTGCTTATGGATTTCATCAGCCCATGATAGCTGCATTAAAGTTTTTCCCAGCCCGCATTCGGCAAATATGGCCGCCCTTCCTTTCTTGAGAGCCCATCGGACGATGTCCTTCTGGAACTCAAACATGTTAGGGTTGAGGGTATTCCTGTCGACATCAATTCCCATATTCTCAAAAGTTTTACTTTTTGAGTTAATAAAATCATTATACTTTCGCATTTCTATTTACCACCTCGACTGTTGTTTTTCCGCCGTTCCTGTGATGTATTACCATCTTGCTGTATTCCCTTTTAAGTCCTTCCTTGCAGAAGTTTGTAAAATCCTGACCTTTCACAGGTTTTATAATGCTTTCAGTTCCCAGGGCATCATAAAGACATATGGATTCCGCATTTTTAATTCCACTTTTCATGTCCTTTTTTATATATTTCATTGCTTTTTCCTTTCGTTAGTGATATACTTTCAGTAATATGTTTTTGTAATCAGCCGATATTGCCAGTATCGGCTTTTTTTTCTATTACGTCTTTAAAATCTATTTCAGCAAGCAGGGTTCCGTCAGATGCCAGCCATACATCGTAAATTTTAGTAACTTTTATTTTTCTGATTTCCCCGGTCGTACTACCTTCAATTTCCTTGATTTCTCCAACCCCAAGCCTGTTTTCCACAACCCTGATTACAATAGCGCTCATTCTGAAACCCATTTAAATCACCTCCTTTCCATCTTTATAAAGTTCATCGAGAATCATGTAATAATCCTCCTCCGTTTCATAATAAATCCCTTCAATTTCGGGCATCATTCCCACCTCCTATTGTATTGGTCTATTAGAAAATCTAATATTGCATTTTTCAGCCTTTCTTTCAGATCCGCATCTTGAATGCTGTTTACAGTTTCCCATGCTTTTCTCATGGATGTTTTTCTGCTTGTTGTGTCCTCCGTATCTTGTGCAGTTTTAGGATAAAAAGGAACATAACATGATGACCTTTGTGAATGCCTTTGTGTTATTACGGTACATTTTCTAACAGCTGGAAACTCAACTTCCAGATCCTCAGTTGAACTGAAGTATACATCTAGGAATTCTTTATACGTATCCAGCAGTTTTTTCGCACTGAAAAATTTTATTATGTCGTTTTCATCATATACATTCAGCACATACCTTGATTTAAGATACGGTACGTGGGTATTCTCAGCCGCAAAGTACGAAATATCCTGCCATTCGATTTTTACTCCGTCAATCTTCTTGTTGTACAGGTACGATGATACCGCACCATCATTAAGCATCTCACGCAGCTGCGTTGAAGTCATCACAGGTTCGCCTTTAAGCGTTATTCTTTTAACAGTATTTCCTGACACATATTTATTTTCGATTCTCATTTATTCCCACCTCCCGTTTTTAAAATATATCCATGTTATAGCCACTAATAATATCCATAAGCCATAACTCGTGATCATCACTTTTACATCATTTTGTATTGCTCCTGATTGGTTAAGTATTAACGCTAGAACAAATACCGCATACCATAAAACTATCTTTTTAGTTTTCATTGTCATTTTCTGCCTCTCCTTTTTTAATCATATCCGCCGCAATGTTACTTGCCAGCGAGTGTATCAGCTTTGTCACGTCATCCCCGTTCACGATTATAACTGGGAAGTTGCCGTATTTCATATAGTGCTCCACAGCCATTGCAGGTATGTGGTAGTCCCATCCGCCCCTTGGTCTTGAGGGGGTAGGAGGTACTGTCTGTATTGCCGTTCCGAACTTATATCCGCCCCGCTGTAATCCGATTCTTATCGCAGATTCAGACTTGTGTATACGGTCAGAACATTCCTTAATGGTTAGAGTTTTCATATTTCCAAGATCCTTTCGTTTCGATTTTTATCCTTTCAGGGTATAATATTCAGATTACCGATTACGGTCTTGATTTTCTGAAATAACGGAGTTTTATTAACCTCACTACCTCTTTTATAATCCCAAAAATATTAGGGGTAGTGTATAAGTTACCGTCCTCAATGTATTTCCCGTCTACTAGAAACTTTACATCCTTAAAGTTTCCAAATATGTCGATGTAGAATGTCACTACATATTGTTTACCATCCTTCTCCATACAGATGTCCTTCCTGCTGACATCCGCTCCGAATAAAGTTATTTTCATGGGATCACCTCACTTTTTTTTAGATATTTTGTTTATTTTAACTAAACTTTAGAGGTAAAAAAATAAGATGATATATCAATTCTCTCTATTTCAAGAATTGTACAAACATTCTCTATTTCAGTTTGAGTGAAATCGACTTCATCGTTAAGTTTCTTACTTAGAGTAGCTTTTGAACAATTCAATTTCTCGGCTAAAACATACTCATTTTTCAACTTTTCTTTTATTTTACCTCTTAATAAAGAGTAATCTCTCATATCCCACCTCCAAATCAAGTTTATTTTAACTAAACATATGATACCACCATTTTTTTAACTTGTCAATACTTTTTTTTATTTTAAATAAACTTTTTTATTAAAAAGTTGATTTTTCTTAAACAATGGGGTATAATATATCAATAAAATCTAGGAAGGAAAAATTAAATATGGGAAACAAAGTTGATTGCCATATAAGAATTAAAGAGGCTATGGAATTGAGAAATTTGAATCAGACAGATATAGTTGAAAGAACAAATATAAAAAAATCTGCACTGAGTCAATATATTAGTGGAAAAATAACTCCGAGACAAAATGCAATCGAAGAACTTTCGAAAGTTTTAAATGTTTCTGAGCCGTGGTTGATGGGGTATGATGTTCCAATGGAAAGATGTACAATTAAAAGAAAAAGCGAAAACTCCGATTTTATTCTTTCAAACGGGGCAGAATATGAAATTAAAATTACAAAAGGGAAAATTACCATATGCGAGAAAAATGAACAATTTTTAAAAAAGATAAATCTTGATGATGAAAAGAATTTCAAATTGAAAAATACTCTGCGATTGTTAGAAATAATAACAGAAGATGTAAAATTAGATTCCGAATCTACGGCGATATTAGCAAAACTTATAGAGCGTATCATAATAAACAATTACCATGTTGAAAAATACAGTAAAGAAATTAAAGAAGTTAAAAAGATTAGATTGCCTAGACCGAGCCGATTAACTACAGATTTCAGAGCAGGTAAATTAACTAATCTACCTAAACAATTTAGATTGGATAGATTTACAAAGAATAGAATGCTTAAAAAAGATTATTTACGTAAACGTGACGCGATTATCACACCGGAACCTAGTATGGTTTTACACGCTAGAAATGAAAAGAAGTAACAAAATAAAACGTAGGATTTTAATCTTTATTCTTGGAGAGGGATAAAAAAAAACGATCAACAATACATTAAAGGAGTGATTTTATGAAGAAAATATTATTGTTTTTATTTTTATCTTTATCTTGCCTGTCTTTTTCAGAGACATGTAACTGGGTGAGTGAGCCCGACTCAACTTTAAGGAAATACATAAGTCTTTTAAAGAAGCATAGCCTTGTCGATAAAATTTATTGTGATAATAATGATAAGTTGATGGTCTACTGGAGGAGTAACGACAGTGATGATGTCGACATAGGTTTTATGCTCAATAATGAAAATGCTAAAACTTTGGATATTGACGATATTGTCAAGGCATTCAATAATTTTGGAAAAAAGCTTGCGATGTTTGATGAAGTAAAATTAAGTAAAAAAGCAGGAGATTCATTTCCTGAAAATTTGAATATAAGGCTTTATATGTACGATCCTAACTTTAATGATACATATATGTTTTTTAAGATAACTTACAATTATAGCAGTAATACCGCAGCGCTATATTATAACAAGGAGCATCTCAGATATTATGAAGGATTCATTGAAGGAGTTGTAGAATCAGGGAATCTTTACCCCACTGATGACATTATATATTAACAATAATATGAGATAATTCAGTAACAAAAATTTTATATACAGGAGGAATAGGAAATGAAAAACAAAAAAGTATTATTGGCAATTTTATTAGGAGGAGTTATTCTATCGCTCCCTATGGTAGGAGCAGCAAAGAAATCTTCCGGAGGTTCATCAACTGTTTATTTTAAGAGTTGTAAGGAGGCAAGAGCTGCTGGATATTCAGATATTAAAAAAGGAGAACCAGGATACAGCTCAAAACTCGATAGAGATGGTGACGGTATAGCTTGTGAATCAAAATAATTAAAAAATAAAAGGAGTTGATTAGGTTGGATAAGAATAAGAAGGAATATAAAGTAATAAATATTATCAATAAATTCAATATAATTATTAATTATGGCTCAAATGACGGGGCATATGAAGGACAAGAAGTAAGGATTTCTACAACTGGAGACGAAATTTTGGATTTAGATGGAAAATCTCTTGGGAATATAGAAATTATAAAAGAAGAGCTAGAAATCATCAAAGTTTATGATAATTTTTCTGTCTGTGAGAAAATAAGAATTAATGAAGTTAATCCATTTCAACCTATTTCTCTTGTAAAAAAAGAAAAAAGAGCTGTAGAATTAAATGTCAAGGAAGAAGATTTTTCTAATATAAAATATTTAGATAAATCTCCTATACAGAAAGGGGATAATGTAAAAATTTTAGATTAATTCTTGACAAATAATGATTTTTAAACTATAATAATAGCAAGATAACTTTGCCCTATATGGGCTATCGGTCTTACTATTATTATAGTAGGACTTTTTTATTCAAGGAGATTTTATGGGATACGATAAACCTTTTTTAACATATGAAGAACAAATAGAAAAACTAAAAAATAAATACAAACTGAAAATTAACCCAGATGCAAGACTTGAAAAAACAATATTAGAAAGTTTATCATACTATGATTTAATTAATGGCTATAAAGACTGCTTTTTAAATGATTATGGAGTATTTGAAAACGGTGTATCATTAATAGATTTATTCAATTTTAAGATATTTGATATGAATTTCCAAAGTATTCTTTTTAAATACAGTGTTTATGCAGAAAATTCATTTAAAACAAAACTAGCTTACGTACTTTGTGAAGAATTTGGTGTAGATATTCAAGATTATTTAAATCCTGATAATTTCGTAGCATACAACCAAAATGAGAAATTTGATAACACAATTGAAAACATTAGAAGAGTTTATGACGAGACATCTGATAATCCTACAATGTACTATAGGGAAAACCATAATCATGTCCCAGCATGGATTTTATTTAAGAATGTACTATTTAATGATTGTATAAATTTATTTACATTCTTAAAAGAAGAAACAAAATTAAAATTAATTGAAAGATTTTTTAGACACGAGGATTTTAAAGATGAAGACTATTTTAGATTATTTAAAAATGTAATTAGTATCATTAGAAAATTTAGAAATAAAATAGCTCACAATTCCAAAGTGATAACATATCGAGTTGATAGAAGATATGAACTGCAGCAAACCAAATTGATGAAAATAAATCCTTACTCATTAATGAGGTGGAAAGATACTAAAAATAAAATTACTGGAAGAAATGATTTGTTTTCTATGATCTTGTCTCTCATTATTGTTCTAGACAATCCTGTGTTAGTTAGCAGTATGTTGAATGAAATTCGTGTATTTTTAGAAAGTAATGCTAATGTATCAGATAGCTATATTAAAATTACTAACTTACCGCCTGATATTATCAATCGAATACAAGACGTCGATATAAAAAAATATTGGATAAAACATTTAGAAAAATGGAACGATGAGAATAATTAATTGGTAATTTATTAAAATTCATAAAAAATCTCGAGACAGTAAATCTATAAAAATAAATAATCTCGAGATAATAAATCTAAATAAAAAGGCCCTGCGACCAACAGGACCTTGAAAATATGTGTGATATACTCACATACTCTAACCAGTATTAAGTATATCACACAAACCTTTAAAATACAATACAAGGAGTGTGATTTTTTTATGAAAAATCCAAACGGATACGGAAGCGTTATTAAATTATCAGGTAAAAGAAGAAGACCTTTTGCTGCAAGAATTACAATCGGATATGATGATAACGGAAAGCAGATATATAAATATTTAGGCTACTATGAGACAAGAAAAGAGGCCATGCAGGAACTGTCCCTGTACAGTGCAAACCCTTATGACCTGAACTCTGAAAAAATAACATTACAGGAAATATATGACAGATTCATACAGTCGAAAAAGAGCAGTGTCACATCAAGAACAATGAAAGGTTATAATAGCGTGTATAACCACTTGACACCTCTCCTGAAATTCAGGATGGCTGATATTAAAACAGCACAGCTTCAGAGACTTTTTGACGAAACTGCGGCTAAAATATCGACAGGGTCGCTTAAAGTGATGAAAAGCGTGACAGGACAGCTTTTCCGCTACGCTATGAAACTTGACATCATAGATAAGAATTACTGTGATTTTATTACTTTACCGCGACACAAAAAAGTAATTGAAAGGAAAATATTTACTGAGGAGGAAATTGCCATATTGTGGGCAAGTATTAAAAAAATAGAATATGTGGATGTAATATTGATTCTCATCTACACAGGTATGAGAATAAATGAACTGCTAAAGCTTAAAAAAAGTAATGTGGATCTTGTAAACTGCACACTGACAGGAGGAAGTAAAACGGAAGCTGGAAAAAATAGAATTATACCTATTCACTCCAAAATACTCCCCCTAATTGTCGAAAGAATGAAAAATAATACTGAGTACCTGATTGCGAATAAAACAGGGAAAAGATGCATAGTCTATGATAATTTCAGGACATTCATATTCACACCTATGATGGCAAAGCTCGGAATGGAGCATACCTTACATGATACGCGGCATACATTTGCTACAATGATAAGTGATGTATCCGATAACGAGACAGCAATAACTGGAATAATAGGGCATACTAATATAAATATGACAAAAAAATATACCCATACTAACATAGAAAAAATGAAAAAAGAGATAGAAAAGATAAATTAAAATATCAGGTTTAATTGCCTGATATTTTTTTTGCTATAAATAACACTTTTTTAATATGCTATTTTGTATATTACTTGTATATTACCGTTAAAATTTTAGGTTATTTTTTAAGATTTTTTCATTTTCCAAAACCGTGAAAACCTTTATTTTAAAGGGTTTTAAGTACACCTAAAAAATCATATATTGTTATATCATAAAATATTATAAAATTAAACAGGCAAAATATGATGAAGACACTTTGAAATGTGAATTATAAATGAATAAAAGAATATGGTAAAATAAAAAGACCATCTTAATATAGGAGAAATCCCCTATATAAGACAGTCATCTATTCTTATTTAATTAAATTTTCTATTCTTTCTCTTACTTGCGGTACTGTTAGACCGATAATTACTTGAATTGCCTTACCTTTTCTAACTACTCCGTGTGCTCCACCTGCTTTAAATGCAGCATCTTTTGCTAATTTTGCTTCATCTTTTACACTTACTCTTAATCTTGTTGCACAGTTATTAAGCTCTTCAATATTATCTTTTCCACCTAATGCTTCAAGGATTATTACTGCCTGATCCATATATTGATCATTTGAAGAACCTGACGCTGCTGCTCCACCTTCACCATGTTTTGCTTTATAATCAGCCTTTGTATAAAGTTTCATTTCTTCATCTTCATCTTCTCTACCTGGAGTTTTTAAATTCATTTTTTGAATTAAAAATCTGAATACAAAGAAATATATTACTGTAAATATTAATCCTATTACTATTTGAGTAATTACTGTTACAGAGTGATTTTTAAACATTGGTAACCAGTTTTGGAATAAAAAGTCAAGTAGTCCTCCACCCATATTTCCAACTACTCCAAAAGCATACATTGTTGCTGCCATTGTCGCTGCCAAGAAAGCATGGACTGCAAACAATACTGGAGCTATAAATAGGAATGTAAATTCTAATGGTTCAGTTATACCTGAAACTATCGCTGTAAACACTACAGGTATTAATAAAGCTGCTACAGTTTTCTTTTTCTCAGGTTTTGCAGTAGAATACATAGCAAGTGCTATTCCTGCTGCACCAAATATTTTTGAGTTTCCATGTAATGCAAATCCACCTGCTGGAAATAAAGTTTTTAACGGTTGTGTGCTTCTAGCAAATTCTGTTATATTATTAACCCAATGAACTTGAATTCCATCAGGAACTGCTGCCGGTCCAAATACAAATGGTGTGTAAACAAAGTGGTGTAATCCTGTTGGGATTAATATTCTTTCTAAGAATGTATAAACCCATACTCCAAATATTCCTGAAGCTTTCATAAATCCTTGCATTGCACTAATTCCCATTTGAACTTTAGGCCAGATCAATACTGTTAAAAATGCACAAGGAATCATAACTACAAATCCTATTATATATACAAATACTGAACCTTGAAATACTCCCAAAAACTCAGGTAATTTCTTATCAAAGTATTTATTATGTAAATATACTACCAATGCCGCTATTAAGATACCCCCAAATAAGTTTGTATCCAATGTTGGAACTCCACCTATTGCAGAATATCCTGTTACACCATCTGCTATTTGCTTAGCTGCGTCTATTCCATAAAAAGCCTTTAATATTGCTCCTACAAAATAATTAAATGTCATATATAACGCAAATGTTTCCATACATGCTCTTGCATTTGTCTTTGTTGCCAGACTGATTGGTAAACCTATTGCAAATAATATTGGCATCTGTCTAAATACTGTCCAACCACCTTCTGCTACAACGTACCAGAAACTATGCCACGGTGTACCTGGATCAGCAATTTTCCCCATAATTTGCGCATTAGTGAATACTGATGCAAGTCCTACTACTATCCCCGTAAATGCAAATAATAGAACCGGCGCCATCATTGCTCCACCAAAACGCTGAATTTTTTTCATCATTTTTACTACCTCCTAAAATTTTTATATATGATTTACTTTTTCATATTTTAAATATACCACATTTTTTTTATTTGTCAATACATTTACGTAAATCTTTTTTAATTTTTTCTTCCATTTTCGTATTGCATTTTAAAATATCTCTTTTATTACATATCCAGAATAACTTCCAGACCATAATGGTCTGATACAACTGGATGATTTTTACCATTGAATATTACTTTGCTACTTAAAACTTTTATTTTCTTATTACTAAAAATATAGTCTATACGCTTATCTTCCTTATTCTTACTCCATCCATCAATATTTCCGCCTACTGTAATTCCACTATCCTTTTCAATAGCAGCAGTGTAAGTGTCGTACAGTCCTTGCGAAAGAATCATTTTATAG